TTGCAGCGTATGCGCAGTATTTGATGACCCTTGCGGATGACACCAGCAAGCACAAAGACATGAACGTCTGGGATTTTGCTACTAGGCAATCCAAATCGGTCAAGTGCATTAACGTCAGCCACAATGCGAAAGACGGCGCGACGGATGATGACGGCTGGTATGGCAGCATTGCCCCGGCTGCATTGACCCCACCAGCTGCACCACAAGGCTGTTCGATGCCTGAAACACTGCAAGGCAGCAACGACAACGACATCCCGTTCTGATGGCAAGCCCTGAGCTAGAAGCGTTTTACTCGCTTGACGGTATGGGCATGATCTTGGAGGGCGAGTTCTTCTCGCCTTCTAAGGCGCAAGAAAACCATTACACCGAATTGCTTGAAGCGGTTGAGAAAATACGAAAGCAACCGATCAAACGGACCGCATCATCTCATCAGAATCAATTTCAGCAATCCGTTTCACTGCCTGACTCAAAAGCTTCGACTGATGCCAAGCTTGACGGGTGAGTGCGCTACAAAGCTCCTGCAGAATATGCAGATCTTCAACGTCATGAATAGACCTAATTTGCCGCTCAAGGGTCAGCTCTTCTTCCAGCGTTTGTTTGACACTCATCCAGTTCCAGCTCATGGGCTTTCAAGGATTGAAGAACTTTGCGCTCCTCTGAATAAGGAACCCGTGCCCGTATGTAATCATGCACGCTGTGCATTAGCCAGTCCGGCGGCCAACAGTTGTTCCAATTGACGGGCTGAGCACAGCCAACAATCACCGTGCTCCAAAACGCAACTAGATACGAATAGAGCCAGTACAGATTCAATCTTCTAGCCCACCTTGTATTTTCGTCAGCGGAGCCGGTTGCAAGGCTGAAACGGTTACGCCTTCTACCTCATCCATCCACTCGCGCAACGCCGCGCCTGTGGGCGTGTATTTAGGCCACTTCACAGCTTTGAGCACCTCTGCTTTTGTGAGGCAGATATAGCTTTTATGCGGCTCCCAGACCAAATAACTTGGCGGACCTTCGCGGGGTTTGCGGTAGGTCACGCTTAAGGCGCTTGCCCGTTTGAACTCTTTTGCGTCGGCCATGAAATTAGTTTCTGTCTACTGTGTGTGCTCCCTCTCTATGAGCGGGTCAGTCAGGCTTGCAGGGGCGTCCGGCCTGCTAATCAGCTCATGGCGCGAGAACCATGCGCAACGCCCCAATCATTCGTCATCGACAAGGATCACCCAGCCAGAACCCGGCCCCTCGACTTGCCAGCGCATGTCGAATGACCCCCGTGGCACTCTGACATTCTTGCCGCCATAACGGTTTGGGTGACCTCCTCGCTCGATGTCTGGAGCGCCCATTGGATCGTGCATCACCCACTGAGCATCACCAGTTGACTCAGTTCCCTCGAAACCAACAATTACGCTCCAATGCCCGCAGTTCAAAGAGCCGCACATTGGTGGCTCGCCGCGAAGCATGTTGCCTTTATGGAGCCATCCCACAAGAACAGGGCGACCACTGGCAATCTCTGCCTCGACTAACGCTCCATCAGCATCATTCCTGAACTCGGCGTGAAGTCCAAGCTCTCTCAGAGTCCTTACCTGGGCTCTGATATCTGTCGTGTCGCCAAATTTCTTTCGCAGATCCCCATACTCTTCTGCGGTCTTGACCTTGCCGTACAACAACGCGACCATCGCGGCGGATGCGTCCAAACATCTTCGATAGCCTTTTTGATAAAAATTTAGTTGATGAACATAGGGAACAAAAGCTCGCTGTGCAATCCCACTAGCCTTCCACGCCTCAAACCAAGCTGCATCTTCAGCTAGCAACTCCTCAGGCAGCGAATCCTCTAGCTCTTTTATCGCTGCTGCTTGGTGGGGCGTCCCACGGAAAAACTCAAAAAAAGGCAGAAGTGCAAGCGCCATCAGGTTCTTAAGGCGAGGCGTCATTGCACTAATCCTGCCGTGGCGCAACTGTTGCTGCCATCCATGTATCCAGTTAAATACATGAACCCCAGAGCTGACATGGCAATCCCTGGGACTAAAAGCGTCACGGCAAGTGCAAATGCAAAAAGAACGCGTTTGCGAATCACTTAGGAGTAACCGGCGGGAACAAGTTCTTCTCTAAAAATGCTGCGATGCTGTCGTCAACAGTATTATCGCTGCGCTTGGCATAAGCTTTGATCAGGTCTACAACCAAACGTTTTAAGCTCTCAGACCGCAAAAAACGAAGCAAAATCGGCTTTAGAATCAGGAACATTGCAAGCGTTCAACTGTTAAAAGTCTAGTTTCTGTTTGCGTGTCCCTCAAGTCTTGCTACTGCTTGCTCTAAATCTCCCAACCGTGCAAATACCTCTTGATTCACGCTTCGGATGTCTGTATGTAAAACATCCAGCTGGCGGCTGAGGTTATCCACAGCAGCGGTCAGGCGCACCAATGAATCTCTGCCTTGCTGGTTTTGCTGCCTCAAACCTGTAACGCCAAGGCCCGCAACGGTGATTGACGCTCCAGCTGCAGCAGCCCAAACTTCAACCATGCTCCGACCTCAGCACTGAGTCCATCATGGCAGAACCGCAAGAAAGTCAAGAAAAGGACGGCGTTGCAATTGCAGACATCGTGAAATGCGCTGTTTTGGTATGGAGCGCGACATTGCTTACGGTCTCTTATTTGGGTTTTTTCCCGCAAATGAAAATGGACAATACCTTTGTTGCTAGCTTGCTTACGGGGGCAATGGCCTCCTTTGGCATTGAACGCAAAGCTGCTAACCAGCAGAAAAAACAGCCCCCTAAAATTGACTCAAAGGAGCCACCAAAATGAAGCGCTTTCTTCCCTTGATCACATTGCTGGCTTTTAACCCAGCAGCAAACGCTGATCTGACACACAAGATTCAGTCATCAGTTCAGCTTCAAGTTGGTGGCGCAGTAACAACTGCAGATCGTATTGGCAGCTCGTTTTCCATTAGTGGCTCAGGCGTTGACACTACCGATGGGACCACGGCCAACACCATCTCAGCTGGAACCATTAGTTCTGGCGTTTACACCCCAGGCACCATCGCTGTAACTCAAGACACACCCGGTAACGCTTTCAGCTTCAGCCAGTCATTTACGCAAGCTGATGCCGTTCCAACATCTGCAATCACGACTGGGACTGTTCCAAACTTCTCAAGCCTGCAGTCAACCGCCTCGGGAACAGCGGGCAGTCTTGCGGGCTCAGTCTCAACAACTGGCGCTTTAACTGTGACCGCCGGTGGGGCGAACACCCTCGGGATCGGACAATTTGTGACTGAACTCACAATTAAGTAATGCGTGCTCTGCTTCTGCTGTTTTGCGGACTGCTAGGCGAAGCTTTTGCTCTTGCTAAACCAGTTCATGCCGCTCCAGTAGTGCCGAACTTCACGACTGGCTCAATGACCAGTCACACTGAAACCACAAGCAAGGTCACTGAAACAATTGTCAGCGAGTCTTATGGAACTGGTTGGGAATATTCTGTCAGTGGCACTAACATCGAACCTAAAAATGGAGCCAGCCTCACACCGGGCACAACAAACATAAAAGGATGGTCGTCTCTAGACGTAAGCAACAAACCAGACTGGCAGTTGACTCAACCTGGAGCTGCCTTCCAGTTTGTAGAAACTTTCAGCGGCCCAGGACTCAGCAACGTAACCACAATCGATCGCGTCACCGAAATTCAACAAATTACAGACACTATTTCTACCTTCTCGCAATAGTTCTAGCCTCACCCGCAAACGCAGAAACTATCGGTGGCGTGTCTGCTACTGCCGCTCCATCAGCAACAAGCTCTGGCAGCGTTACAAATCAAGCTGTAATGATTGCGCCTAGTGCAGCGTTCCAAAACACCTACGGCAATGGCATTCAATGCCAAGGCCCAACACTTACGGTGACCCCCTATGTCAACAGAACAAAAAGCTGGCAAGATCCGTTCGTGGGTCACTTTTTTGATCCCGTATACGATATTTCTGATCTTGATGACGATGGGTTACTCGATAATCCTGGATCCATCCTTTACTTTATGCGGAAAAGGACGGGTCAAAAAGATACTCACAACTGGTCAGGTGGTTTGTCGCTCCAAGCAACAATCCCCCTAGATGGTGGGCTTCAAGAGCGATGCAAGGCAATGGTTGATGCCAACATTCGCATGCACCAGCAAATCGTCGAGACAAAAAGGCTTGAGTACGAAATTGCAAGGCTAAAAAACTGCGGAGACCTAAAACTCAAAGGCATCGAATTTCACCCTAAATCGCCTTACTTTGCTATCTGTGCTGACGTTGTAATCAAGCCAAAGCCAGGGCAAGTGCTACCCCACAGGCACGCTATTTCCGTGCCAACCGCTGAGCCCGCCTCCTCTCAAACACGCTTACAGGTTTCGCCTTACGCCCCAGCAAAGCCTTGATCTTCTTGCCTATCTTTTTCACGACAGGCTTAACCAGCTTCAATAAAAACGGTGTTCCTAACGCTGCAGTCACGCCAACAGCAGCAGTAAGCCCGACAGTTGTTACCTGCGGTAGTGACGGAATTGCTGCTATAACTTGCGCAGGCAACGTGATCTCTTCATACAAGACGACGCATTTACCGTCTTGTAACACGTAGTCAGCAATTCTTTTTTTACCACCTTGAACAAGCGTTCCAACCTCCTTCGCACGAAGGGGAGGGCATCTTGGATCTTCGTCAACAGCAGCAGGTTTGCGAAACTGCGGCGTAGCTGGCGCTGGAGGTTCTGGTGCTTCAGGCGACGACGTGTCTGGATTTGGCAAAACGGCCTTAGGGTCCACAACTGATTTAGTTGGCCTGTAATCCATTGGGTCAAATGTCGGCATGTTGACGATTGGCACGCCGATATCGACCGTGACTGGTGGTGCATCAGGAATCGACAATGGCCTGATCCCGTTCCACACCCGGATGTCATCGATCCCAATAGTGCGAATCTGTGGCACTAAAACGGC